TAGCTCCAATGAATATCGTTCTATTTACCAGCCCTCACATATACTGAAGGCTTCATTGGGTGATGAAGACCCAACTAATAACAGCGCAGATAACTTCAGCATCTTTGAAGAGGGTAACACAGCCAAGACGTTTGGCTTCAATGATGATGTCGCCTTTGAGAAGGCTAAGATGACAAAGGTGTACAAGGTATGGGATAAGGTTACTCGCCGCATGTTAATGTTTAACAGCAAGGATTGGACCTGGCCTATCTGGGTATGGGATGATCCCTTACAGCTGGATACATTCTACCCGTACTATCCTCTTACGTTCTTCGAGAGTCCTAGTGGACCACTTACTAAGGGAGAGGTTTCGTTCTACCTTGATCAGCAAGATGCTATCAATGAGATTACGGACGAACGTAGACGGTATCGGCGTTGGGGAAGGCGTAACATCTTCTACAACAAGAACATGATAACACAGGAAGAAGCCTCGGCTGTACTTACTGGTGACGATGGAACTGCTAGAGGGCTAGATGTTCCTCCTGAGACAGATTTAACTAAGGTCATCGGCTCTATCCTTCCTCCATCTGTACAGTTTGAGAAGCTATTCGACAAAGAAGACTTCTATCGAGCTATTGACCGTATTTCATCTGTAGGTACTGTCATGCGTGGAGAGCAGTTCAAGACGAACACGAACAAGGCTGCTGTACAGGCCAATGCGTCTGCTGCTAATATGCGGGTTGATGAGAAGTCTGACCAGATAGAAGATTGGATTGGACAGATATACTGGGGTATTGCACAACTTTGTCTTATGAACATGTCTAGAGAAGAAGTCACAGACCTCATTGGCGAAGAAGAAGCAGCTGGTTGGGAGAATATGACCCCACAGGAAATCTTCTCTCTCTCGCAACAAGTCATGGGTGGTTCTACTAAGAAGCCAACAAGTGCTGCCAAGAAGGAAGAAGCACTTGAATTTGGACAAGTTCTTGGTCAGTTTGTTAATGCTGCTCCCGGTCCAGTACTGAAGACGATGCTTCAGGTTATGGAACGTGCGTTTGATGAGGTTACTATGCGTGAAGAAGACTGGATAGAACTTCAGCAAGCAATAGAACAACAGAGTGGAGCAGAACAACCACCACAAGAAGGACAACCTGGTGGACAAAACGACGTAGCAACGGCAAGTCCAGAACAACTACAACAAGTCCTGGCAAAACTACCTCCTGAGATAAAACAACAAGTCAAGAGTGCGATTAGTTCAGGAGTATCACCGCAGCAAGCATTGCAATCTGCAATGCAACAGGCACAGCAAGGTGCCACTCCGACACAATAAGGGGATGTAATTATGGGAAATGAAAACGAAGAAGTAACAATTGTCTCTACCGACGAAGCTATACTCGACAGTATAGGAGAGAACGATGAACCAACTACGGACGAGGATGCTAAAGCGCCGGAGACAACTGAAGAAGAAACACCTACAACCGGTGATCAACAAAGTGCTGAAGGAGGCGATGATAGCCAGCAAAAAGAGGCTGGTGGTCCCCAAGACTTAGTAGATGGTCAAGGTAACTTAATTGCCCAAGGAGGCAAGGAACGTCGCTTCTACGAAACCGCACAGCGTGAACGTTCTCGCGCTGACAATCTAGAGAAAGAGCTAACTACTGTCAAGGCTCAGATGGATGCAGTTAACAACGCTGGAACACTGGGCACACAATATAGTCTTACCCCCGAAGAAATAACAACGGGCGCACAAATAATTGCCGCTTACAAAAATAATCCTGTGGAAACCATACAATATATGTTGACACAGGCACAAGCAAGCGGGCATAATATAGATGCACTTACTACGGGCGGTTTGGATATGTCTGCTGTGAAGCAGATGTTGGATACAGCCTTACAGCCTTTAGTAAGTGAACATCAAGAGAGGGCTGACACACAGGCAGCACAAAGTCGCGCAACTAGCGTTTACAATAACTTCATGGCGAAGTATCCCGACAGTGCTGTACACGAAGACACCCTAGCCCGACTTCTGAACGAAGATACTAGTTTATCTCCAGAAGCCGCGTATTTCAAACTCCAGTCTTACTATGCAAAGAACAACCTAGACTGGACGAAATCCCTAGTACAGTTGCAACAAGCAGCAACAGTTGCAGCTACTAGCGCAGAGAATACGCAGCAAGCGTTACCTGAAGGCAGTATAGCAAACGCGAATGTTACGGATAAGCCCCAGGTAGCTGATGTAAATACTTCGACCGACGACATCATACGAGATGCAATGGCCGAAGCTGGAATAAACTAGGAGAATTAGATGGCAAGCACACCCATTGCCACGGTCCTCAATTCAACACTAACTCGTAGCCGCAAGAAGCTTATTCTAGCGTCTATTAAGTCTAATGCTCTTATGGCTTGGGCTTTTGCAAACAACCGTGTCGAATTTGAAGATGGTGGACACGACATTACTAACCCACTTACGTTGGGCCGTAATCCAAATATCACTTCCTACGAGTACTATGATGAACAGCCTATCGCTCAGACTAATGAGTTCGATACTGTTACTTACAACTGGGCGCGTGTTGGCGGTTCGGTTGTAATCTCGGATCAGGAAGAGGATGAAAACCGGGGCGCAGCTCAGATTTTCAAACTTATGAAAGCCAAGATCGACGTGCTGGAAGAGAGTATTAAAGAGAAGTTCTCTGAATATCTCTATGCTTCCGGTGCTGGTACTGACCCACAGGGTCTTGGTCTTCTCATTCCTGATGATCCTACTACAGGAACTGTTGGTAATATCAATCGCGCTAATGAAACTCAGTGGCGTACTTCTGCCTATGACTTCAATGGCAACCTTGATAGCACCAACATCGAAGAGGCCTTTGATGACATCCTCCTTGACTTGACGCTTAAAGGCGACAAGCCAGATGTTATCCTCACTGGTCGTAACCTGTATCGTCATTATCGTACCGCAGTACGTGATAAGGTCGTTATCAACCTGTCGGAGTCTAACTCTGGTAGGAAGATGATGGACTTGGGATTCTCTGGCGTTAAACACCAGAACATTCCCATGATGTATGATGAAGATTGCCCTGTTAATAAAGCATTCTTTATTAACAGTAAGTTCCTTCGTCTGCACATCCTTAAACATGTCAACATGAAAGTCAAAGAGTTGGTAGCCCCTTGGACTATTGACGCTCATGGCCGTAGGGTTGTCTGGCAAGGCCAGTGGTGCATGTGGAAATCCTTCCGCACCCACGCTGTCCTGATTAACTCGTAAGATAGGAGTGTAAGGGGATGAACGAGAATATCAAGCCACGTTACGAAGTGCATAAACTAGATGGAAAGAGGCCTCGCAAGTTTGCTATGCCCAAGACCGACAAAGACGGTAAGTTACTTGGCGGTTTTGTGTATGAAGACAAAGAAGTAGACGCCGGTTGGATGGTTTACTTCCCTAGTGGGGCTTCTGTCCACATTTGGACCAAGGAGGAATTGGAACGGCAAGGCTTTACGAAACAACCGTCTTTGATAAACATGGAGACTGGAGATGATGTCGGGCAAGTGTCCGATACCAGTCTAAAATCAAAGTCGGAACAAGTTTCTAACCGTTCCAGGTCTTCCAAGGTGGCTCAAACTTAACGGAGAAAGAAAATGAGTAAAGTTGTCGCTGACAACTATCCACGGAGCTTTAGCCAGTACGTTCCTAACATGGAATTTGCTGCTGATGTCATCGGGGATGAGCATATCTGCTACTTGGGTAGCCCTGCTGCTCTTGACGCAGATGGTATTTGGGATGGTGTTACTGCTGATGCTAGTGAGAATACCTACACAAGTGCCGATTTCAAATCTACCTTCGACGGTAGTTCAACCTCACTAACCTCAACGGCTGGCATGATCGACGCCACTTATGGCCGTTGTCTCACCGCAACTGGCTCTGCTGGTTCTAATCATGTATGCACGATTTACGGCCGTGACTACCTTGGTCAGGCAATGCAGGAAAATATAACTCTCTCAGGTGCAACTGTTATCTTTGGTAACAAAGCGTTTAAGTACCTAGATAAACTGGTAATTGCGGCTGGAGCGGGTGGTGATACTTGTGACATTGGCTGGTTTGATCGTCTTGGTCTTCCCTATAAGGCAGAGAAGATTGTTGGCTATACCGAAGATGACTCATTGTTACCACACGATCCTGTAGAAGCCTTTGTAGAAGTAGATGCAGTTCGTTATGCTTCTGGTGCTGATGTCGTTATAGCTGCTCCGGTTTCTGGACAGATTACTGGAGTCAACTCAGTTATAACAACTGCTACTACTGGTGTTCAGACTTCTACTGTAGTAGTTGGCTCTACCGACGTTGGTGGCCTGTCGTTAGTCATCGCTTCCAGTGCAACAGTCGCTGATTTGGATAGCGATACAGCCACCACGGATGAT